TCATAGAAGTTATCTCTTTGTCCAGTATCAAGAGTAAATCTACTGGTAATATCTTTTGAACCAGCGGTAAATGTTCCTAGTGTTGCAGTAGCACCAGAGGTTGCACCAGTAATAGTTTCAGCAGTTATAAAACTTTTTCCATTTGTCACAATAAAAGTGATTGGGTCAGTTGTCTTAATAATTAATGCGTTACACCCACTTTGTGTTCCTGTTATAACTTCACCTCTTTCAAAAGTTCCAGAAACACCAGTAACCGTAAATTGGGGAAGAACTGGGTTTGCACTTGCATCCTCTGAGTCAAGAACTGCGTGTAATCTATACGCATCTGCATGACCGATTGATATTTCTTTATGTTGAGATGCTGTTCCATATTCAGCACCAGATGTAAAATCTGCATCAACGAGAGTAAGATGTGTTGGTTTTTTAGTTTTTATTTTTTCTTCAGCTATAGTTCTTGTTAGTGTTGCAACAACCTTAACTTCTGCACTTCCTCCTATCACACCATTATCTGTTATCTCCAGAGTATTTCCAGATGGTGTGACGGTTGTCAATCCAGTAACATTTAAAATATCTCCAGCTGCGGCAGAACCACCAGAACCAGCGACAATAATATGTACAATATAATCTGTATTAGATTCTGATACAAATGTTTCATTACTTCCAGCAGTTAATGATATAACACCACCACTAGCAGCTGTTGTATGGAATGTTCTTCTAAATGTCTGCGTTGTTTGAGATATATTATTATTCGCATCTGTTTTAAGAGTTTTAATCGTATCTTTTCTTAGTTTTCTTAAAAGTAGATTTTTCTGTTGGTCACGAAGTTTATTTCTATTCCTTATCATAATAACGCCATCAACACCAGATGTGTTAAGACAATTTTTTGCTGTAGAACCATCACCATTATCTAATGTTAGTGAGGTATCACTTGAAATTGTATTAACTCTACCAACCAAAGGAATATCACCAGCAGAGTTACCAGCGTTTTGTACTGAAACAAAATCTCCTTCTTTTAAATCTAATGTAAATGAAGTATTAAATCCAGTAACAGTATTAGAATTATTAGCCATTGAAACTGTACCACCAAGTGTTAGAGATGTATCTAATACTAAGTTAGCAGTAAATTTATTACCAGCTGCAGATTGATTCATGAATACTGATTTTACGTCATCAAAGTTTTTAACTGATTGTGAACTGAGAGTTAATGCTGAACTACTAGTTTCTAATAATTGATTAACATTGTTACTTGTTGCTTGTGCAGAAGAAATTAGATTTTCACCAGTATTAAAATTACCAGTTGTGGTGATTAAGTTAATTGTGCTACCACTTGCACTATGAATAAATCCTGTTGCACCAGATGTTGCACCAGTAATCTTTGCACCAGCTGGTGTAGCATTATGACTACCAGTAGGAGTACCACTAACAGTTAGTACAGTGAACATACGAATATCAAACAAGTATAAATTAAATTGAGCAGTTGTTCCTGATGCATTTGTTAATACAGTTGATGAAGCTTGACCAGATGAGTGTTCAAATGCTCTTGCTCTTGCAACACCTACTTGACCAGAAGCAGGAGCTGAACCTCTAGTTACATTTTTTAATCCATGTAAGTCAATTGTTCTATATGGTTCTGTAAGGTCACCAGAAATAAATGGTGAAAGGTCTGGTGAACCAAATACTTTTTCAACTCTTGTAAAATTACCAACTTCCATATTGGTAATTGCAGAGTCAAAGTTTTCGGTAGTTCTTGGTTTCTCTACATCTATAAAAGAAGGAGCAACTTGTTCTATTTCGTATCCACGAACATATGCTTTGCCTGGCGATACTTGAACTGTTAATAAACTTTCTGATGGAGTATTACCAGCATCAGTAGTTTGTGTGGAAGAATAAACGCCCTCATTACCACCATCGTCTAATGCATCTTTAACTTCTACGTTATATGGTCTTACAGTATAGTTTCCAGACTCATCAAATGTTCTTCTTGCAATATTTTCTTGAAATACATTATAGTCTGTTCTATCAATAATTTTTTGTACACTACCGTTTTCAAGTCTTAAAAGTTCAACAAAATTTTCATCATCAGTTGACCCCAAAGGTAGTTTTGCAAGTGTTAGCGTATAACCTAATCTGTGAGCACCTTTCGCATTTTCGTTTGAAGTACCAGTTGCATTATCCAAAAGTGTAGCATCTGTCTCTGGAATTATTAGTGTTTCGGTAATAGACAAACCCACACGATATGATGGAGAAAAACCGTATTTGTCTAAAACAATTCTTTGTGCATTAACCTTTACAAATTGTCCACGAATAAAAAATATACCATCTTCAATAGCTGCTGATGACCCTGTTTCAGTAGCATTACCAACTAATAATGTTGCAGAATTTGTATCAGCATTGATTGAAGTAGAATTACTAGTAGTTGTTGATATAAATGTTAGTGCCTTATCAAGTTTAATTGTTTCACCATCTACAAATCTATTAGTAACACCCATAATTGATGCACCTATAGAACCAGTTGCATTTACAGTGTTTGTTGCAGACGCAATATATTTTACATATAATGTAGGTGAGTCTGTAGTAGTTGCTTCATCAAATCCAATAACTCTTGCTGTAACACCAGAAGTTGCACCAGTAATAATTCCATTCACATAATTAGATAGATAATCTGATACTTGTTCATTATTTCCGTTATGTAAAAATGTAGTTTGTAATTTTATTCCATAGTATTTGACATCAAAAGATATCTGGCCAGGGATAACCATTGACCCTTCTTTAAAGAAATGTCTTCCATGTCTTTCAATTTGATTTTGAAGAATAGATTGAAGAGTTGTTAATTCCCTTGCTTGAACAGCAAAGCCAGGACGAAATAACACTCTATGAAAATTATCGTTTGGGTCAAAATCGTCATAATACGGTGCTACATTTAAATCGGTTTTTTGCATTTTTTAAAATTCCACTACAACTTTAATATCTTCCGTTTGGTCAGAAGCTCTTGATATAGGTCTTCTGTTTTCAACATAAATTATTTCACCAGTATCCCTCTTCATTTCTGGGTTTGCATATCCACTAGTAAATACAACATTATTAACTGTGGATGAAGAAGAACTTGGAGTGTAAGTTACACTAGAAGTTCCACCTTGAATTGTTCCAGTTCCAGAAAATTCAATTAGATTACCTTTATTAGCGCCAGAATTAAGCACCCCATAAGTTGCATATTTTTCTTGTACATAATATAATATCTTATTTGCTGAATCCCATTCCACAACTCTTCCTTCTGCATCTGTTCCGTTTTGAGTAATCTTTTCATCTATTTGATAGTTACCACTTCCAGTAGCCATTAAAACTGCATTTGTATTTCTTGCAGTTGAAGCTGTAAATGGATTACCACCACCAGATACTTCTGGGTCTTTTACAATACCAACTCTTCTAAAATCATTGACTTGCGTAGCGTCAGCATCAGCAGGTTCAAATTTAGCTTGTAACATTACAAAGTGACCACCTAACTCTTCTACATCATTACTACCATGACTTCCAGCTGGGTCTATGATTGCAGTGATACTAGCAGCTGTACCATTATTCCAAGCAGTTAAAACTCCAGCGCTATCATCTATTGGTGTTGTTGCAGTTAAATCAGTAAAGATATTAGAACCAGACAAATCAAATGATGCGAAAGAATATCCAGAACCAAAATTTTGCATTACAGAACTACCAAATGATTTTATTGTATTATTTTCTACGACAAGTCTGGCGATAGCACCAGAACCATCTCCTCTAAGTTTTGTATAGTAATTACCGTTTGGAACATTAGCATACGAACCACCACTTGTTACTAAGAAAACAAATACACCCCTAATATTATTACTATCTGCTGGATTAGCATTTACCTTAACAGGCATAAAATCAGTTGTCAAGAAGTTTTGAACATCTGAAGCACTCATAGTATACATATATTTTAAAAAGTATCCAGTTTGTTCATGAAAAAATGGTGCAGACCCTGTACCGTTTGGTTCTGTTCCACCAATTGCACTAGCACCAGTTTGTGCATCATCTCCATTAAAGAGAACTTTATAAACATTATGTGCAGAAGTTTTGAAATAAAAACTAGAGTCATACAAATTTGTTGCACCACTAGATGATGTTGCACCACTATTAATATCATGTCTGTACATATCAAATGTACTAGTTGCTGACCAATCTCTTCTTGGAATTACAAATGACTTTGAACTGATAAGTTTCGATGCCAACATATCATCCCAATAGTATGACTCTGGCGCAACACTATCAACTGGAGCCGGTGGTTGAGAATCCGAAGATGAACCTTCTGATTCCCAAGTCTGAGACTTTCCTAGAAACATATAATATTTACTTGTTGAGATATCATTAGAAAATGCAGTTGCATTTGATTGTCTGAATTTTTCTGTAATAATCGCTGGCATTTCTTTTTTCCTATAATGTTATTTATGTCTTTATAATATAGTTCATAAACATAGTTGGTTGTAATAGTGGATGAAATTGAGCAGCTTCTTGCGCTGCCACTGTACCAGAAGCACTACCAGCAACATTAACCCAAGCGACATTAGCATATGCTTGGTCAGCTGTTTGAAAACCACCACTACCACTTTGACCGCTTAACGCTCCTCTTGCAGTTGCAGATGTTATATTAAGAGTTGAACTAACAGTATGTCCTGGCATACCAGATTGAGCTGCAGTTAATTTATGTTCTTCAGCACCTAGAATTCCGCCTAACTGGTCACCCTCTGGTGACGTTACACGAGAACCCCCAGTACCATCACCACCACCCATATTATTTAAAGCTGCAATTACTCTACCTCTTAAATCTGGTATTCTAAAATGTGTAGTACCAGTGCCACCACTACCATTTGAATATGGGCCATAAGTTGTTAGAAGAAGATTTTTTAGGTCTGCATATGTGGTTGCATCTTGTTCACTACCATCACAAAGTAACCACCCACTTGGAGCCGCAGCTTGGTTTGCGACTGCTCCTGCATATGGCATAATCATACCAGTAACAAATGCAGCCCCAGGCGCCATTTTTTCAGCAGTCACAGCACCGGCTTTAAGTTTAGTATCATCAACAGCAAGATTTGCAATATCTGCTGTTTGAATTGCACCGTCTAATACTGCACCAGTTGTAATCCTATCAATTGCCATAGTTCTCTATCCCTTAGTGTAAGTCAACCCATGCACCACCAGCGTATGCTTGTATTTTTGAATCTGTACTATTATATACTACCATTCCGTTTGCAACAGACAGTGCGTTACGTTGAGTTGTTGAAACTGTGTTCAATGTCATTGCACCAGCAGTACCAGTAACAGCCATAGATGTACCACTAATCGCTGTACCTGTAATTGCAGCAGGAGTGTTTGCACCAATGATTGCACCATCAATATTACCACCGTCAATATCTGGTGTAGAAATAGTTGGTGAGGTCAAAGTTTTGTTCTGAAGTGTATCAACTGATACTAAACTCACTAATGTTGAACTTGCACCCTTTGGTAGTAACATTGTATTAGTAACATTTTGATTATGAGGTTGTGAAGCAATTGTTTGACCATGTGAGTTTGCACTACAATTTAATCGTATCTGTCCAACAGTTCCAGCATTAGTGCCATCACCTTGAACCTCTAAAATATGAGAAGCAGGTTTAACTTGTAAGTTTCCACTTGCTGTTGTGGTCACTCCACTGAGAATAGGTGCAGTAAGTGTAACATTTGTAGCATCAGCAGTAATACCACTTGATAGGTCAGTTCCATTACCTAGTTTGTTGTAAACTTCTGAAAAATTACTATTAACTTTAGTTGCACCATCTCTTAGAGTATCACCAGTTCCGTCATTTGCAACACTTCCAGTAGATATAGCTGAGTATGCCATTAATTTTCTCCTAAATCTTTTTATTATTTATAATGGTTTTTACTAACCAATATCAAATGTTTTATTTCCACTATCAAATGTTTCGCCAGTTTCATCGAAAGATGTAAATCCTCCTCCTTGTATAAGATTAATTTGACCTGGCGGTGGTACATTTATATTTGTATTAAAAGCTGCACTTGGTATGGTAGTGTCTAATCCATTATCGAATTTTATATTTCCACTATCAAATGTTAAATTGCTACTATCAAAATGATTTTGTGTAATATCTAAAGACACTTGTTCAATTTTGAAATTTGCAAACTGTTCTATAGTAAAATATGCACCATCATTATGATTAGTTCTCGCAGTTCTTGTAAAGTTTGGATAGTTCGCTGTTATAGCATTATCTGGTATTGGTGGAACAGCAAAAGCATATTTTGCTAGTAAGTCAAGTGTCGGGCCTGTTCTTCTTGCAGTTCTAGCAGAACCAATTATTACATTTCTTTTTGGTGTTAAAGTGACATCTCTAGTAGTCGATGTTAAGTCACTTAATTCATTTGTACCAACTTTTGAATTAGCTCTGATAGATGTTCCATCATCTACTGTTCCTAGTCTTCTACCAAATACAGTAGTAAACACTCCTCTGAGAGCAGATGCAAATTCTGGACTATATGAATCTAGAGTTTGAACAGATACCTTTGCACTGACACTACCAACGACTTCAACCTCACCAAAGACATTCCATCCTGCTGGATGAACTGTAGATTTAATCGCATCTCTCCATGTATTAATTGAATCACCTACACGAACAACATATGAATAATCTTGATAATAAAAACTGTCTTGTATTCTTTGTAGTTCATTTGATAGAAGTCCATCATTATCTAAAAAATTACCAGATGTTTCTGTAAATGTTCCTACTTGTGCAGTTCCAACTGCTGTGTCTATATTTGCAATTACACCAGAACCAGTTGTAGTTGATACTGTATTTCCAACTACAAGATTAGCTGTTGTATCTATTGATATCAGTTGTCTATTGATATCAAATTCACTAACAGTTCCAGTGTGTGATGTTAAACTAGTATTTGAATTAAATGTTCCAGTAATATCTTTTAATACTGCATGACGAAAAGAGTTTAATGTAGGTGCTGAAGAATATTCTATTCCTTGATTAACAATTTCAAAAGAACCAACACCACCCATTCCTGTATTAGTAACTGGAAGAAGTTTAGCACCAGTACCATTAGTTGTTAGAACACCAGTAGAATATACTTGACCAGTATTATCAATTTGACCAAAAGTATTATACTTGTTAGTTTTGTCTAGTGTTGGGAGTTTTGTATATCCCACACCACCTGATACAATTCTTATGTCAGTTATCTCTGTGGCTTCAGATGCCTGACTGCCTGGCGCATCACCATGTGTTGCTGTTTCTAGAACAATCTTTGTTCCTTCATATGAGTCTTGATAGAATGATTGACTACTTTCTTCCATAGTAATGTGGTCACCAGTTGTCATACCATATTCAGTTACACTACCACTTTCAATTTCTATACCACCACCAACAACTGAAACTTGTGCAGAAAACCCTGTACCATTAGTTCCAGAATTATCTACAAGTAAATTTTCTCCAACCTTATATCCAGTTCCAGCATCATCAATTATAACTTCATCAACTTTACCTGTTACTACAGTTTGAATTTTTGCAGTAGCAGTTCCAGTAGAAACATTAACTTTCTGTTCTGGTGTGTAATAAGAACCAGAGTTTGTAACCGTTATACCTGTTAATATATTAAAAGGTCTTATAGATACTGTTCTATCTGTTACTGTTGATATTCCTGTAACCGTTTCTCCAATAGTAGAATCTAAAGTAGATGGGAATAAGAAATCACCACTTTTAGTTTCTTTATCTATTTCTAATTCAACAACATCTCTATTGTTTTCTCTAAAAGTAATGGAAGATGTTACGATACCAGTAGAACCAGACTCTATACCTGTAATAACTTGTCCTACTAATTCTGATGCATTACCCTCAACTGGCTCTGCTCTTATAATAGTTTTAGTAGTCCATTTACCGTCAGATAAACGTAACATCTGTTCAGTTGGATATGTTATTGTTGGTTCTTCATTTAATAAAAGTCTAAAAAATAATTCATGTCCTTTTCTTGTTCCTTTTGAAATATAAAGGTCACGAATATTTTTAATAAGTTTTCTTTTATCTACTCCAGTATTTACATTATCAACTATACCTTCTAAAAATGAATCTCTAAATTTATCTAAGAATGTAAATATTGTGGAGTCTACATTTGCATAATTTAAAAGTTGTTGAATACTGGAAACTGGATTTGGTTTGTATGATTGTAATGTACCAGAAGAATTAGACGAAAGACCAACTACTGTCTCACCAATAATAAATTGTGTTTGAGATGTAACAAATAATCTTTTATTATCATCTACATCATCAACTAAAACTTTCGCAGTAGCACCAGATGTTTGTCCTTGAAGTGTTTCGCCTATTGTAAATTTAACTTCAGAATCTTCAAGAACTACTTTCTCTCCGTCTTCATCTAGTATAAAATTTATTGTTTGGGTTTCTTCATTTAAATAATTATTAGTTTCAAGAAAAACAAGTTCTGCACTTTCTAAGAACTGATAATATAATCTAACAAACTGTGAAAATACAGGATGGTCAGCTTGAATAAATTCTGGCAGTTGTGTTTGGATATGATTTGAAACTTTATTATTGAGTTCGTTGTCTTTAGAATTTTGACCACGATATATCTTACGAGCTGTTGACATTATTAATACCCACTAGAACTACTTGATGAACTAGAACTAGAACTAGAACTACTTGAAGCTGTTGTACTTGTAGATGATGAAGATACTGTTGAACTAGCTCCAGTATATGAACTTGCAGTTGATACACCCACACCAGCACTAGAACCACCTGTCGCAATTGTATCAACACCACCACTAATTGTTGTATTAGCTAAATCTATTTCTAATACTTGATTTCTTACTGCAATAACATCATTTGATTCTGGTCTTACAGTTAATCTTATTTTATTAGATGCAACACCATCAACATTTGACACTGAAGTTATATTTAAAGAAGTTAGCGTTACTAATCCATTTATATAATCAATAGTTCCAGCATTATTATCCTTATAAGTTTTAGTACTACCACCAACTAAATAAAACATTCTTGCATTACCATCACCATCATCATTCAAAAACATTTCATTTGTATCACCAGAAATAAAGAAACCAGTTGATTCTAATATACCACCAAGTTCTTTATTATGTCCAGCGTGTGGATTGTGTAAAGAATTATTAAATGGTATTGTATATTTTGTTGGTATATTTAATTTTGGTGTAAAATCTTTAGTTAATTCTATTGTTGTTATATTTGAAGTTATAGCTTCATCCGTTGCATCTATTAGTCTAGTAAATGCAGAATGTCTAAATGCATTATCAAATTTTCCAAGATTATTTGTATTAAAGTTTGTGATTGTTGTTAAAACATTTGATTCTAAAGTTTCTCTTGGTTTGATGGTATTTTTAGAATTGTATATAAATGAAATACCAAGTTTTAATTTAGTATACTCTGGGTCAATTATGATTGGTGTTACAGAAGCAATAGAATATGTATTTTTCAAATCAGATACAATTTGGTTTTTTGCAGCTGCAGTAATAGAACCAGTTGTTGGAACAATAGAAATATAAACTCTTCCATAAACTGGAACATCATTATCTTCTCCACCATACACTTGAACTGACTTTGCATTTGCATATACTTTTGGAACAATTGATTTATAATCATTTACTGTTACTGCACGACCTTGAGCTGCATAATCAAGAGGTGCGTTGAATTTTATTGACTCTATACTTTCTCTTTCTGCACCACCAGATGCATTTGATACAGTCAATGTTGTAATATTAGTAACACCAGAAATAGATGCAGAAGTTGTAAAAATATTTGCATTATTAGCTGCAGTTTTATTTGTAACCACATATCTTAGTCTTACTATATTTCCATCAGATAATGCTTTACCCACAACACCATCACCAAAATAAATTTCAAACTTCCCATCTGCACCCTCTTGTAAATAATATACATCTGAGTCTGCTTTTACTTGTGTATTATCTAATGCTTGAACAAATGTTGTAGATATTGTAGATGATGAATTTTCAAACACATCCACAACTAAAGTTGTTGTATCACCATTTTCATCATTAACATAAAATTTTTGATTTACATTTTTTGTATTAACAGTGTATCGGTTTGTAACATATGTACCTTCATAAATTGGAATATTAGTAAATGAAAGAACACCACTTGATACTTGAGTTGTATGGTCTGCTATGGTAACAAACTGATAATTTACATCATCAATAGTTGTTGTAAAAACAGTTCCTAAAGGTATCGTTGCAGACGATAGATTTCCAAAGTTATTTAAAGTGACATTTATATTTGCAATAGGAGCTCTTGCAGAGTTTGGAATATAACCTAATGTCTTTGCATGGGAAACTACAGAAGAACGAACAGATGCAGTATCAAGAAATGCTTCGTTTGAAACCATATTCATATTCATTGCAAGGTAATGAGTATTGTATGCGAGGACATCTAACAATGCATTTATACCAGAACCCTCAAAATCATAATCTGTAAACTCATCTTGATTACGCATGAAAGTTTTGAGGTTACCTTTGATATCATCAAAGTCTAAATCTGTTACGTTTAATTTTTTTTCTGTAGTTGTCATTATCGTAATCTCTCTAATGTAAATGATAAATCAACAAGTTCCGCTGGTGCATTTTGAATATAAAACTCAACTGTTACTTCATATTGATTGTTATCAAAATTTGGAATAACATTAATGTTAGCAAGTAATGCTCTTGGCTCATGATTTTCAATTACTTCTTTTATTTTTGTAGATAGTGTCTGTGCAGTAAATGGTGTCATGTTTTCAAATAACATATCACGAACACCAGATGCAATCTCTGGATGAAAAGGTTTTTCATATTCACCGATTTGAACTAAGTTACGCACACTCCTTTTAACAGCAGCTGCATCAGTTAAAGTTTGAACTTGTTTGGTAACTGGATGTCTACCAAAGTTTAAGTTTAAATCTTTGTATATTCTATTGGAGCGATAAGAATTGTTTGTTCTTTCTGCATCTCTATAAGCTGATTGTACTGCCATTATACACCTCTCCGATTATTTATACAACATACCCCAGAGATTTTAATGTTTCTCTTTGCCAACCATAACTACTTCTTCTAGAACCAGATGGGCCCCATTGTCTTTTACCACCAATATCACAATGAATAAATACTCCACCACTACTTGATGGGAAGTATGAACCAATACCTTGGATACCATGTTTGACTGCAATCCTCATAAACCTTTGTCTATCTGCGACTGAAGTATTGTTCATGCGAACATCAACAGCAGTTCCTAAAGAATGTTGACTTTTCTTGACTCCACCAACCTTTGCATTATATGCTGGACTACGATATGCAGAGGTAATGGTTAAAGTTCTTCCATATTCTCTTGCAACATTTTCCATGATAGTTCTAAGACTGCTGGATATACGAGGGTCAGTGTGTGGAAGAAAGTTAAGTAACTTACCATCAAAGTTTTTCTGTGTCAAGTCTGTATTATTATCATCATCTACAATATTAGATGACGATTTAGAAGCATCATCAAATGAATTTCCATCACCATCAACTGCAGCTGGAGCAGCTTCTGTTGTTTCAACTTCAAAAGGTTCATTTGAATCTACATCAATACCAGAAGCGATATCATCATTTCTACCACGAATAATTTCTCTTGCTCTTGTATCACTCATTCCAGTACCAGTAACACCAAATGCAGTTTCCGCTGTTGCTACTGGATTGGGGTCAATCTCTGGAGCAGGAGTTGGGTCGGCAAGTTCTGTTGCACCAGTGTCACCAATAAATACAGTTCCAGAACCAGTTTCAATAACATCAGTGCCAGGGTTACCAGAGATTCCAGCTGGGTCATCACCAGTATCAGCAGTATCACCTTTACGAGCTGCGTTCTGTGTTCCACTTGGTTGATTAATCTTGATTGTAGAATCTGACTCAATAGATACTGCTTCAGTAACATCTAAATCATATTCACCAGTAATTGAGGTTTGCTGACCTTCTGTAAATGTTTCTGTAACTTTCTTTGTTACACTTTCATTCTTAGTATCTTCATAAACTTCTATAACTGCTTTTTTAACATTCTCTGTTTTTGTGTCTTCATAAATTTCTGTGACTGAACCTTTGACTGTTTCGTTTAGTTTACCACCAACATTAACAATCATATCTTTATCAACATTGAGAATATAGTTACCTTTAATATTTGTATTGCAATTGGAGTCTATTGTAAGATTGCAAGTTCCTTTTATATAAGCATAATTTGAACCAGCTATAAGTTCATATCCATCACCAACTACCTTTAATACTTTATTACCACCATCATCTATTTCATAGTAAGAACCACTTTTATGTCTTTCATGAATTCTAGCTCTATTCTGTGTATCATCGTATTCACGAATATGTCCACTTTCAGTTTCATAAACATGATTATATGGATAGACCGCTTCATATGGGTTCGATGGTTCTGCCCATGTTTCTCCGTCAGATGTACCTATGTTTGAATATTGTTCAGATTGTCTAAGACTAGCAAGATGGTCAGTGCCGGTTGCTCTTCTATTCATATCTGATTCATCAATTCTTATTGGGTATGGCCCATATACTGCTTTGTCTTCAGTTCTTGGGTCATGAAATCCAAAGTTTGGATTACCAAATTGAGAAGGTTTGCCTGGCAATGTTCCCATAACAACAGGTTCTTGTAACGTATCTGCATCACGAAAGAAACCAATAACCCATGTACCCTCAACTAAAAATGGTGGAGTTTGACCTAATCCATTCATAGAAGAAGTTGTAGTTGGCATCATTACCCAAGCCCATGGTAAATCTGTTGTGGGTATTTTTGTTTTATTGTCTGTATGATATCCTACACAACGAACACGAACACGACCTAGCTTGTCTGGGTCTTGTCTATCTTCAACTACTCCAGTGAACCATACGAAACCATCTTGACCTATAAAGTTTTCCATAGACTTATTTATATTACTAAATAGTATTAATCGTTCAACTCAATAAGAGTCGGAAGTAGGCAATCGCTGAAGGAACGCACTTAACTTTTGGTAACTAATCGAAAGGAGAGTGTAATGTATAATACGATTATTTTCCAATTAATAAAACATATCAATGAACACAGAAGAAGGCAAAGAGAAATAATTCTTTTCTCAAGACCTAGACCTTGTTCTTGTAATACATAAAAAAAAGAGGGAACTAAGTTCCCTCTTTTCCCAATCCGAAGATTGTATCTCCTTTGTTGTACCACCCTTGTCTAATACGAATCTTATTCAGCTATTAAGTAGGCACCATTACGGTTGGGATGTGCCTATTCCTAATTTTCGCAACTAAATCTACTCTATATAGGAATTCTTAATATGCCACTTGGGCAATCTTTGATGTAACCTTATGAACATTCTTATCAATAGAATTATTCATCTTGTTAAAATAATTTGTAGCTTTCTGCAACTGTTTGATACCGAAGTACTTAGTATAAACTGAACCGTCCTTATACTTTACAACAATTGCATAACCCATCTTTAAAATATTTTCCATACTATCTCCATACTCTCTGTAATTTCATTGCACTATCTTTTATCATCTCTGTATACTTTATATCATATCCAGTTCCAGCTGTCAAGGATTCTTTTTTAACTAAATGTTTATGCATATGTTCTACATCATCATACTTATCTAAAAGTGTTTTGCACATTTGGTCAAACTCTGTATCATCAATCAAAGTAATATTCTTTTCATAATACAAATAAGATAACATCAAATAATATGGAATTAACATATTTGGATTCTTATCCCATATTCTATGACCTACATACAAACTCGTTCCTCTCACTAAAGGCTCCTATTTAAAATTTCATTATTAATTTCTTCTGTAGACATACTTGTAAGAAGTTCGTCCATCTCTGCATTAGTTTCAATACCTAAAACCTTACAAAGTTTATCAAGTGTCTCTTGACCACTTGAAGACATTCTATCATATTCCCAACAAAGGTCAACGACTAATTTTGTAACTTGTGATTTATTCAACGACATTATTTAACTCCTTGTTCTTTAGCAGCAGCGATTATAATTGGGGTCAAAACTTCTTCAACCTTATTTTCCCAATGAGTCCATGTAGATTTGTGGGCATAACTTGTTTCTCTATAACCAACAGACCAACCATAGATTTTTTTGAAAAGACCTCTTTGATTACAAAGACCATTATTGAAAAGG